CCTCTACCGCTCGCACCCGAACGATGGGTTGCTGGCGCCCATGTCCAGCAGTGATGGGGGCGGCGGCCTGGATACCGTGCGGGTGGATGCCAGTCAAGTGATTCACCTCTTTCGCCCGCTGCGCCCCGGTCAGATCCGGGGTGAGCCTTGGCTCACCCGGGCGCTCGTCAAGCTCAACGAGCTGGATCAGTACGACGACGCCGAACTGGTGAGAAAGAAAACGGCGGCCATGTTCGCCGGGTTCATCACCCGCATGGCCCCAGAAGACAACCTGGTGGGCGAGTCGGCGGCCGATGCCAACGGCGTGGCACTGGCGGGCCTGGAGCCCGGCACGCTGCAGATCCTAGAGCCCGGTGAGGACATCAAGTTCTCGGCGCCGGCCGATGTCGGCTCGTCCTATGCCGAATTCATGCGCCAGCAGTTCCGTGCAGTGGCCGCTGCCATGGGCATCACGTACGAGATGCTCACTGGGGACCTGACGCAAGTGAACTATTCCTCGATTCGGGCGGGTCTGTTGGAATTTCGCCGCCGTTGCGAAGCCCTGCAGCACGGCGTGATCGTGCACCAGCTGTGTCGCCCTATCTGGCGTGCATGGATGGACCAGGCTGTGCTCGAAGGGGCATTGAATCTGCCTGAATACCGAAAGGACCGGCGCGCCTATCAGGCTGCCAAGTGGATCCCCCAGGGTTGGAGTTGGGTGGATCCGCAAAAGGAATTCAACGCCATGAAGCTCGCCATCCGCGCGGGTCTCATGAGCCGGTCAGAAGCGATCTCCGGCAATGGCTACGACGCCGAAGACGTGGACCGCGAAATTGCGGCTGATAACGCCCGAGCCGATGAGTTGGGCCTGGTCTTTGACTCCGATGCCCGGCATGACCAAACGCCCGTGCCTATTCCCACAGGTAGCCAGGACGTGCAGCCCGCCGATACGCCTGACCCAGCGGATGCACCGACCGACAACCAGGACCCTCAACCATGACTTACCTTGCTTCCCGCCTGTTCGGGATGCCCTTGCTCATCCATCGCCCCAAGCTTGATGTGATCCTGTCCGTGGTCGGCCAGCGCATCGGCATGGCCGATGTTCCGGCTATGCCCGGGATGGACATGGCTGCTTTCCAACGCCCGCCTTCAGCTGCAGCCCCCGAGGGCATTGCGGTGATCCCGATTCACGGGTCTCTGGTCAAACGCTCGCTGGGCATGGAAGCCGCGTCCGGTCTGACTTCCTATGGTGAGATTGCTGTCATGCTGGATGCCGCGCTGGCAGATCCACAGGTCAGTGGCATCTTGCTCGACATCGATTCCCCAGGTGGCGAAGCCTCGGGCAGTTTCGAACTGGCCCGACGGGTGCGCGAAGTGGCAGCCCAGAAACCTGTCTGGGCCGCGGCTAACGATGCGGCCTACTCAGCCGCCTATGCGATTGCCGCCAGCGCGCAGCGTGTGTTCGTGACCGAGACCGGCGGTGTCGGTTCTATCGGCGTAATTGCCCTGCATGTCGACCAGTCGGCCAAGGATGCCAAGGACGGCTACCGCTTCACCGCCATCACCGCCGGCACGCACAAGAACGACTACTCGCCACACGAGCCGCTGTCGGATGCCGCAAAGACGGAACTGCAAGGCGAAGTAGATCGCCTGTACGCCATCTTCACCGATCACGTGGCCGCGATGCGTGGCCTGAACCTCGACACCGTGCGTGGCACGCAGGCAGGGTTGTTCTTTGGCAGCAATGCCGTGGCTCAGGGGCTCGCCGATGGTGTCCAGACGCTGGAGTCCACGCTCGCCGAATTCCACCAATTCATCCACGCCCGTAACCATTCGCCGTCTCAGGTGCGGGGTGTCATCCGTGCTGAGGCGGCATTTCCCCTCAAGGAGCCCTCTATGCCTGATCCCCAAGACACCTCTCAAAAACAAGTGGCCGAAACCATCGATCTGATCGAAGCAGAAAAGCGGGTTACTGAAGCCCGCCGCGAAGTCACCCAAACCGCTCAGGCGATTGCCGAGCTGTGCCTGCTGGCCGGCTGCCCCGACCGCGCTGCCGAGTTCATTGCCGCAGGCAAATCCCAAGCCGATGTCCGTCGTGTGCTGGTCGATGCGCGTGCTGCGCAGTCCGAGTCCAACGACATCCGCTCCACGATCACGGTGGATGCTGGCACCCAGTCGCTCGATCGCCCTGAGACCTCGCCCATCGTGGCCGCCGTCAAGAAACTCGCCGCACACGCCTGAGAAAGGATTTACCCATGCCCGCCATCACCGAACAAAAAAACCTCGGCGACCTCTTGAAGTACGAAGCCCCCAATCGCTATTCGCGAGACGTCGCCACCATTGCCGCTGGTCAGAGCCTGCCCCTGGGCGCCGTGCTCGGCCGCAACGCCAGCGACGGCAAGCACTACGCCATCGATCCCACAGCCACCGACGGCACCGAGTCCGCCATTGGCGTGCTGGCCAAAGCTGTCGATGCGACAAATGCCGATCGCAGCGACGCGATCCTCATCGCCCGGCACGCCATCGTTGCCAAGACCGCGCTGGTCTGGCCCATCGCGCTCACCGGTGCCCAGCGCACCGCTTACGAGCAGCAGCTGGCCGATCGTGGCGTGCTGGTGCGCGAGAGTGCCTAAACCCTGCGCCCGACCCGTTTCCAAAGCACTTACCGTCATCTCTTGAACCCGCCTGGCCCTGTGGCTTGCGCGGGTTCTTTCATTTCCGGAGTCCCACATGCAGAACCTTTTTGCCAACCCGGCCTTCAGCATGGCCAACCTCACCGCCGCCATCAATTTGGTGCCCAACCGCTACGGCCGGCTGGAGGACCTGAACCTGTTCCCGGTCAAACCCACGCGCTTTCGCCAAATCATCATCGAAGAGCGCAACGGCATCTTGAACCTCTTGCCCACCATGCCGCCCGGCTCCCCCGGAACAGTCGGTACTCGCGGCAAGCGCAAGGTCCGCTCCTTTGTCATTCCTCACATCCCGCACGATGACGTCGTCTTGCCCGAGGAAGTCCAGGGTATTCGAGCCTTTGGTTCGGAAACCGAACTTGAAACCTTGGCCGGTGTCCTGGCACGCCATCTGGAAACCATGCGCAACAAGCATGCGATCACCCTGGAGCACCTGCGCATGGGTGCATTGAAGGGCGAGATCCTGGATGCCGATGGCTCGAGCATTTACAACCTTTATGACGAATTCGACATCCAGCCCACAACCTTGTCGTTGGGGCTGACAGATCCGAAAACCAATATCCGCGGCAAGTGCGTCAAGGTGCTGGGTGAAATGGAAAAAGCCTTGCAGGGCGAATTCATGACCGGTGTTCGTTGCCTGTGCTCGCCCACGTTCTTCGAAGCCCTGACCAGCCACGCCAATGTGGTTGAGTCATATTCCCGATTCCAGGAAGGTGCTTGGCTGCGCGAAGATGTGCGCACGGGCTTCACTTACGGCGGCATCACGTTTGAGGAGTATCGGGGCCAAGCCAGCTCGGCCGATGGCACGGTGCGCAAGTTCATCGCCGATGGGCAAGCGCATTGCTTCCCGGTGGGCACGGTCGATACCTTCGGCACCTACTTCGCACCTGCAGACTTCAACGAAACGGTCAACACCCTCGGTCAGCCGGTGTACGCTAAACAGGCACCACGCCAGTTCGATCGCGGTACCGACCTGCACACGCAGAGCAACCCGCTGCCCATGTGCCACCGCCCAGGTGTCTTGATCAAGCTGACTGCCTAACAGCAGGTCATCAGACTACATGCAAGCTGCCTTTGAGCGCGCGGTCTCGCGCCTGTTCGTACGGCTGGCGGTGCCTGGCACCTACCGACTGGCCGATGGCCGAGAAATCGCAACCTGGTTCATCGCCAAGCAGGCCGATGTCGTCGAGTCCTTCGGCGACACCCGGCTGGCGTTGGCCACCCACCGCTTTGATGTGATGGTGCGCGAGGTTTCATCTCCCCGCGAGGGGGAGCGTTTCACCCTCGCTGGCCGAACCTATCAGGTGGTGGGGGAGCCGCTGGCCGATCGCGATCGGCTGATCTGGACTTTGACCGGAGCGCCGGTATGAGACTGATGGCAGCCTTGTCCGGCGAGCTTGATCGGATGCTTGCTGATGAGGTGCGCATTGCCGAGCAGGCCGTGACTCAGTCGATTCGTGAAGCGACCGATGGCCTGAAGACCGAGCTGCGCAGCCAGATCACGGGTGCGGGTTTAGGTCAGCGCCTGGCCAACACCTGGCGCGGCGAGGTCTACCCGAAAGGCCAGATGAGCATCAAGGCGGCGGGCCTGGTCTACACCCGAGCGCCCGAAGTGGTTGGCGCGCACGACCAGGGCGCGACCATCCGCTCCAAGGATGGCTTTTGGCTGGCGATTCCCTTGCCATCAGCCGGCAAAGGGCCGCGCGGCAAACGCATGACCCCGGGCATGTGGGAAAAGCTGCGCGGCCAACGCCTGCGCTTCGTCTACCGCCGGGGCAAGCCATCGCTCTTGGTGGCCGAAAACCAGCGTGCCCGTCAGGGCCAGCGCGGTGGTTTCTCCGCAGCCTCGCAAAAGGCCCAAGCCACCGGGCGGGGCCTGGTCACGGTGCCGATCTTCCTGCTGGTGCCTCAGGTGACTCTCAAGAAGAAATTCGACATCGACAGTGCTTCGCGCCGCTGGGTCAGCGCGCTGGCCAACCGGATCGCCAACCGATTCGATGAAGCCGATCGACGAGGAGTGTCCTCATGAGCCAACGTGAAAGCGCTATCGGCGCTCTGTTCGCCGTGCTCGGCCAGTTGTCGTTGGGCACC